AACCTATACATTTATATTCCGAGGCGCATAAGTTTGAAATGGAACGAAGTCGTGAATCTAAATAAAGTTCCAGCGCCTTGGTGGGTTAAATTCCCGAACGCGAAACATAAGACCGTTCTTCTGGCAACAGAAGCCGGCAATCCGTGCCATGAAGTAGGGGCGCTTAAAGAATACCGGAACATCAGCCGGGTTGGTGCAATTCGGAAACATACCGCCCTGTCACGGCGGAGATACGGGTTCAAATCCCGTGCCAGGCGTTCGGGTAGAAAAAGCCTGCAAGGTGCATAGGAATATGCACTACAACCCGAAAGGAGTGGCTGTCACACGCACTCCTACCTCCCATTCGGACTCATCGAGCGCTCACGGAATACCAAGCGTATGACGGTTGGCGAGGGTTCAAATCCCTCTGAGTCCATTGCCCGGAAACAGGGGCGATAATACTGAACGACAACACGTTGGCGCGTGCTTGTCTTGTCATAAATGAAGGTTTCCCCATTGCCTCCTTCATTTCGGGCCTATAGCTCAGTGGTAGAGCGCCTTGCTCATAACGAGGAGTGCCTTGGTTCGAACCCAAGTGGGCCCATCGGGAGCGATAGTCGGTTGATGCAAGACTATCGACAGCCTACGGGATAACGTCCTATGGCTTAGTCCACTCCCGACCTCCATTTTGGTTATCAAGGTCTTTATACTAAGAGAACATACGTTGTAACATGACGCAGCCGCTCCCAATCTGTCGTCAGCCTTTTGGCGGGGAGCGACATTTCGGTGTTTATCCAGAACACCAAGAATAGGCAGCTTACCCAGCTGCCGGTATCATTCCCACGATTCATCAAATCCAACACGGGCGGTTGGTGTAGCTTGGTAACATTCGGGCCTTGGGTGCCCGGGACGCTAGTTCAAATCTGGCACCGCCCATGAAGTCCCACGGGCTATTGGATATGGCCGGGAGGCTTTGGACCTCCAGACATCGGTTCGACTCCGGTTGGGACTATGAAGGTGTGTAGTTCAGTCGGTAGAACGTCCCGCTTACATCGGGAAGGTCAGGGGTTCAAGTCCTCTCATACCTATCGAAGTGCCCGCGTGGCCAAATGAATAAGGCGGCTCCCTTCGAAGGAGATGAGTGCAGGTTTGAATCCTGCCGCGGGCATAAGCAATGACGAGGAAGCAGAGAGGTGACGCGCCGGGCCGCAGACCCGGAGGGTGCCGGTTCGATTCCGGCCCTCGTCTTAACGGTGTGAGTCCAGAAGGCCTGGAATCTGCCTGTAGAGCAGAACGTAGGCGGTTCGATTCCGTCCGCACCGATGCCGGGATGGTCTAATAAGCAAAGATTGGTGCCTTGTGATGGCACAGACGCGGGTGCTAAGTCCCGCTCCCGGCCTACGCTCCATGGGTCCTCTGGTAGAATGGATACCTGCCTTTCAAGCAGGTGAGCAGGGTTCGATTCCCTGATGGAGCATATGGCAAAAGTTCGTGAGACGTGTGTAGCTCCAGGATTAGCTAAGAGCTTAGGTCAATCGTGTACTAAAAGAAATCCGTGTACTGAATGCTCTATGTCAAAAGACGTTAAACAGAACCCTGACCTATATAGAGCTATGGCAGGTGAACTATGACCGTTCTCTCAGACGGACAGATACGCAGAGAGCTTGAGAAAGGCCGATTGAGCATCGACCCCTTGCTGGATGCTCCTCTTCAAATACAGCCTTCTACGGTCGATTTGAGGCTGGCTTATTCAGCGAAGAAGTACAAAGATGATGTCGAAATACTTGACCCGGTAAACGATGATCAGTCTGAGCTGATGGAAGAATCCAAAAATGTCTCAGAAATAATCGTAGGACCTGACGAGTTCGTCTTAGGCTCAACGATTGAATGTATCACACTTCCAGATGATATCCAAGGTCAAGTCACTGGTCGGTCGAGCTATGGACGTTTCGGTCTTACTGTCCATTCAACTGCCGGATTAATTGACCCCGGATGGCATGGTGATATCACGCTCGAAATATCGAACGACACTTCAAAACCAATCCGCATCGAACCCGGAAGACGAATTTGTCAACTTGACCTCTTGTGGTTAGACGAGTCAGCCGAAGAACCATATAATGCTAGAAATGACTCAAAATACCAAGGACAAACTGGCCCCACGACATCAGAAGCCCGTATGGACCCTGATAATTAAAATTACGCCGGGCTTTTTGTGTCTATTTCTACAAGTACATAGTGACGTCAATGGGCTTAAGCTCAGGAGGAAGGCCGGCTACGATAGACTTATTAGGCATCGTGGTAGTATCATTCCTCGGGTATATCTTCGCTAAATGGACCGGAGCTATACTCGCTGGTTTGACACTATCATTCATTTACGGTGTCCTTGAGTTCTATCTGATTCGGCCGAAAGAGAGACTCGAAGATTGGGAAGACGAGTTAACAATTGAGGAGTAAATCATGCCACAATGTCAAAACTGTGAAAACCACGTTACTCAGAAGTACGTAGAAGTGTTCTGCCCCGAAGAACGAGATAATCCGAAGGCTTGTCCTCATTGCGAAAACTTGAAACGGTCTGGTCAAGAGATTAGGGCTAAAGGAAGCTATGAAGATTTCGACGAAGATGAAATCTGAGTATATGGCTCTAAAAACTTTTATCCGTCCCCAAACAAAACTCAAGTAGATGAGTGAATCCGACCTTCCAGACACCAGAAAAGATAAGCCTCGGTTTCGTCGTCCAGAACAGCGAAGGCGGGTAGCACTCGCTAAATATTATGGCACTGGTTCTGACGGCGAATGGTCTATCGCAGAAATTGCTGAGTATCTCAGAGTCGCCGAAACTACTGTCGAAGACTATATCTGGGATACTGAGATGGGTGATAAGGCTAGAGATATGTTCCCAGCAGCTGAAGAGCGGATGAAGATGGACATACTGCTGGAGAAAAAGGACAGGCTCGATAAGCTTCGCGAGATGTTCGATGAAAAGCTCGACGAAAAGAAAGCTGTCGTCACTGGACATCAGCTGGAAAGTGTCCATGCAGAAGTGAGCATGGCTGACCTTGAAGGTGTCCGTGGACCTACCGGAGAAGAAGCTCCGAAGAATCGAATTAGACTCGACGCTCCGCATCCGTCTAAGTTCGACAGTGTTTCTGTATTCGGTGAAGAATTGAGAGCTTTACTCCGCGAAATCCGCGAGCATGAAAATGACATCCGCGAGATGCTATCGCTCGACGAGCCAGATGAGGTAGAGCAAAGTCAGGCCGGAGACACTATCGTTGAACAGAAGATATACAACTTCGATGGTGCTGATGACGGCCTGCCAGATGCCGAAATTATCGACGTTAATACTGAAGAGGTGAACGTGGACGAGGTTAACTCAAATGAGTGAAATGACACGTGCGGAGCCGTTTACACCGACTCCGACACAGAAAGCGTTCATCCAATGCTCTGACAAACAGGTTCTCATGAGCGGGTCTTTCGGAGCAGGAAAGTCTCGCGTTGGATGTGAAAAGGGCTACATGATGAACCTAAAGTATCCGGGCAATCGAGGACTGGTTGTTCGTGATACGTACACTGACGTTTGGTCGTCTACGATTGACCAGACACTGCTTGAAGAGGTTATTCCCGAATCGCACATAGCGAGTCATAACCAGACTAAACACAAAATCAAGCACTTCACAGGGCACAGAGGTCCAGATAATGAGCCAATTCTTTCAGAGATACAGTACCACGGACTTGACTCTGGACAGGATAGTGACCTGCCAACTAAGATTGGTGGCCAGCAGTATGGCTGGATATTTGTAGACGAGGGTATTGAACTCTCAAAAGGTGCATGGGTCCAGCTGCTTGGACGACTTAGATTTTCTGGACGTAACATCCGGGGTAAGCGATACGAAGTCCCCTTCAGACAAATCTATACAGCTACTAACCCTGCATCTAAGTCTCATTGGATGTATCAATGGTTCTTTGAACAAGAAAAAGGCACGTGGTTCAAAATGACCGCGCACGAACTCGCCAAGTACGTAGACAATATCCCAAATGACTATGTGGAGACTATGGCTGAGTCTTACACTGGGATGTACTATGACCGATATGTCATGGGTGAATGGGTCGCTTCACTCGGTCTTGTCTACAATGAGTTCGACAGCCACGTTCACGTTAAGAGACCAGAGGACGTTCCATGGGAAGGTTGGTCTGTTACGGACCGTATAGACCACGGTGAGTCAACTACGGCGGTAATGAGTCCTCCTGACGACTGGAAGATATACCGCTGTATTGACTTTGGATACAGGGACCCATTTGTGTGTCAATGGTGGGCGAGAGACCCAGAGAATGACATCCACGTCCTATTCCGCGAAATCTACAAAAGTGAGGAACTAATAGAAGACCTTGCTCAGGAGATTAAGCGACACTCTGAAGGATTCCGTGTAGAGCAAACATGGGCAGACCCAGCATCTGCTGAAGACCGTGCTACGCTCGAACGTCACGGTGTTAACACAGAAGGCGCTAAGAAAGACGTTAGTGCCGGCATCCAAGAGGTGAAAGCCAAACTCAACACTGAAGGGGATGGAGCGCGTTTGTTCTTTATAGACGGCGCGCTTGCTCATGCTCCTGACTCAAATCTCGACGACAATAACAACCCGATTTCGACAGTCGAAGAGATTACTGAGTACCAGTGGAAGGATGACAAAGACGAGCCAGAAAAAGCAGACGACCATGGCATGGATACAATGCGATATTACGTCCATACTGTTTCGCAAGGCTCTCCACTGTCCAGAGATGACATGGAAGAGCTTGAAAACGTCTTCAATGGAGGTTTCTAAATGGTGAAACTAAATCCTGTTCCGACGCTTAAGGCACGAGCTGAATCGTTCGTGTATGGCGTCATGTCCAAGTATGGCAACGCGCCTATGGGCCAGCAGCGACGGAACAAACGAAACGACGGACAAGAACCGCCTTACGAACGAAATGTCAGCCCGGAGTGGCTGAAGAATATGGCTGAGAACCACGCCATTATCAATAACTCCATCGAGGAGAAAGTTCAACAGTCATTCCGACGAGGCTTTTCGCCAATCGAGAAGCTATACGAAGCGAAATGTCCTGAGTGCCAGGAGCAGTTTGGCTCACTGGCTCCATTTAAGCTGGATGACAGTCTTAGGGATGACGAGGTTGACCTCGATACTAAGCGTCCATGTCCTGAATGCGACGAGATAGTCGAGATGAAGACTCCGGACCAAGATATGAAGGACGTCATCGAGGAACACTTCAAAACAGCTAACATGAGAAGTCCGACGGACCTCGAACCCGAACGGATGTCATCCATCTCCCAGACGTTCCTTGAGGTTTGCCGCGAAGTGGCATGGGACATACAGATATTCGACGACGGTTGGATGACATTTGAGCGGTCATACACTCTTGAACAGGATGGGTCTGTTTGGGACTGGGAGTTGGAAGAAGTCTTCCGCGCACCAGCTCAGCTAATGCGATACTCCACTAATGACGAAGGCAAAATAGGTGGAGAGTTCTGGGTTTGCATGGAGTGTCGAGCAAAGGATGAGGACTACAAGCCTCAGAAAAATCCGGGGCCATGCCAGAAGTGCGACAATCGGACATACGAAGTCTTCGCGTATATGCTCGATGACGTCCACGGTGACCCAGTACAATACTATACGCGCGGAGAGTTTGCTCATGCAAGCGAATACCGTCCACGGTTCACATACGGATATAGTCCAGTCTTATCGCTCTGGCAAGAGGCGCGTACACTGGAGCAGATGGACGAGTGGTATCAGAAAGCATACGAAGAGCGCCGTGCGCCACGAGGAGCTATCGTTGTACGCTCGTCAAATGCTGAGTCTGTCCGTGCGTGGAACACTGAGCAGATGCAAAAGCTGAACGCTGACAATCAGCATATTCCGACGTTCATCGACGACACTGAAGGGAGCGGAGACCCGCTCAAATGGCAACCACTCCTTGAGGAGCCAGCTCAGATGCAACATATGCAGATGCGCGAATGGTTCCTTGACCGGATTAGTGCTAAGTTTGGCGTGACTGCTGTATTCCAAAAGGGCGCTGCCAGTTCATCTGGTATGAGCCAATCGCTTGAGATTGTAGTGGCAAACAGGTCCATGGAACGCCTTCAGTCCGTGTTTGATGACTACTTCCTTCCTGCCATGATGGGCCAACTTCAAGCAGATGGCTGGACTCGGACAGTCCGGTCCCCTGAAGAGGAAGACGAGCAGGCAGAAGCTCAGCTTGAAGGACGGCATCTCAACAACCTTCAGGTTGCTCAGCAGCTTGGTCTCGAAGCTGAGTGGACTGAAGATGACCGAGCTAACGTGAAAGCAGGTCCAATTGAGGAGATGGAAGATGACGGGATGGCAGGTGGACTTGGTGCTATGATGGGCGGAGATGAACCCAGCGGTGAGGGGTCAGGCCAAACTTCGCCATCAGGCGGTCGGCCAGATGAAGCAGAAGAAATGGGCGGAGCTCCAGATAGCCCAGACGACCCTTCGACAGATAATCCGTTTAATCGGGCAGATAACGCTGTCTCAAGCGGCGATGGAGGATACAGCAATACTGCTTACTCTGGAGAGGACGACCCTGAGGTTATCAATTATCTTGAGCAGGTTCAAGAACAGCTCGATGATGCTCCGGATGCACAGAAGCGCGACAAGCTGGTTGAGAGCGCGTTGGAACGATACCATGAGGAAAACATCGGGCCAGACGAAGAATCGCTTAGAAAAGCACACAGCCGCCCAGACAAAGGCTTCCAATATGTCCGTCGTCGATACAGTGGAGATTGGTGCCAGGACTATAACAAGAACTACACTGTTAGGTTAATGTATAACATTATCAGTCATGAGCAATAAACCAAATACTCATAAAATCGACGCGACGAGCGCGGTAAATAAGCAAGGGGCAGACACAATGAATTCCTTTGCTGCATTGGCATCAGAAACCCCTGACCCTACCCGAGAAAGGGCCGAAGGCCGAATATACGAAGTCGAAGACGAGGAAAACCTGCCAACGGACGCTAAGAGCAGGAACAGGGCGGTTCTAAGCGATGGAGATGAAAATGAGGTATCATTGAGCATCTGGGTCGCGGAATCGGACGAGGAGCGTCACATAGGCCTCTCCAACAAGCGACAACTTCAGGAAGGACACGGGATGCTGTTTGACTGGGGCGATTACGGAGTTAACTCGCTCGTCATGCGAGATATGGACTTCGCTCTGGACATGGTCTTTCTGGACGACTCTGGATATGTGCGTAATACGTACACTAATGTCCAGCCGTCAGATGATAAGGACAAAACCGGTGTGTGCCGATACGCGCTCGAACTTCCTGCTGGGACTGTCGATAAGCACGGAATAGATGACAGTTGGCGAGCGTACATGGAGCAAGAATCTGAAATGTCTAAGAACGGTGTTGAAGTCATCAATGTCGGAAAGGACCGAGTGTATGTCAATGATGCAGAAGATGCACCTGAAGATGCAAATGTCCAAGAAGGAGATAATGGAGGGACATACTACGAAACTAACGAAAGTGAGGTCGAAGTCGATGAAGATGAGTTTGACGATGAGCAAGCTGTAGAGTTAGTCGAGACGCTGATAAGCAATTACGGCGAAAAGACTACACGGAACATTGTAGGCCAAATATTCGATGTAGCACCACAGATAGGCGATGCACTCATTTCAGTTATGGGCAATCTTAGCTTGTCTGAAGATAGCGAGACTCTCCATCGCCAAGAGCAGGTCCCACCTGAAGCAATTCCTTACACCGACCCAGACGA